GGGACGTTCAAGTTCGACTCGTATCCCGACTCCGACAAGAAGAGAAACGATGAAAGAATGGTTCGAGCGCTTGAGTCGCTGGTATCAACCGGCGGCGGAGGTTTCGCCTAATGGCCGTCGAGTACATCGAGTTGCAGGAGACGCGAGCCTACTCCGAGAGTGGAGGACGCGTCACGGCATCGCGCAAGTTCCGTATCTGGGATGACGCAGCGACGATCACGACTCCGAAGGGAGTTCGCGCCACGTTCGGCTCGACGCTTCCCGACGTCGGCGAACTCTTCCCGGAAGAGAAGGTCATCTACTGCACCGCGTACAACATCCGCAGCGTTCCCGATACGCTCGGCGTTTGGGAAGTCGACTTCACGTATGAGAATGCGGAACCCGGCGACAAGTTGCCGCAGGAGGAAGGGTACGTTCAGGTCACGATCGACTACGCGGCCGAGTTCCGCGATGCGTTCCGAAGCGGCGTGACGATCCCGACGAACGGAACTGCAACGGGCGTCGACTGCGGAGGCACCAAGATCGACAAGGCCGGAGTCCCGCTCTCCGTTCTCGTCCGGATGAGCGACGTGACGATCGTTGAGACTGTTTCGGCCGCGTCTTTCCCGACGAGAAGCCAGAACATCCGGCTCGCTCGAGGTCGGCGAAATCTCGTCTCGTTCCAAGGCGCTCCGATCGGACAGGTTCTCTACACGGGCGCGACGGCAACGCGGATCGGGATTGAGAAGTTCCAGATCACGCACCGCTTCAGGCAGGACGAGGACTACCACATGATTCAGAGTGCGCGGAGGAATCAACTCGGACAAGTGCAGACGAATGCGGACGCGCAAGGAGTCTTCCGAGCCGAGTTTGTCGATCTCGTCCAGCCGTTCCCCGGCTTCGCAAACTTCAACCTCCTCTCGGAGAACTTCTGATGGCGAACGAAATCACGCTCAACCTCAAGATGCAGGTCGAGAAGTCCTTTCTCTCTCACTCTGAGAATCCCGGCGTCCTGACGGTTGACATGAGCGGAAGCAACGCGACCGGAGGAGTGCAGGCGATCGGCACGTCTGGCGAGACGTTGAGCGTGACGGATGTCACGACTCCGGGATATGCGTACTTCCGCAACCTCGGCCCGACGAACTTCGTCGAACTCGGAACCGGGACAACGACGTTCGTACCATTCGCGAAGTTGAAGGCCGGAGAGGCCGCGATCCTGCGGCTTGGCACGACGGCTCCGACCGCTCGAGCGAATACCGCCGCGATCAACCTCCAGTACTACATCCTCGCCGACTGAACCGATGACGCTACCGCGCTTCACATCCGGCAAGGTGGGGAAACTCGAGTTCCACCATCTCAACGAAGCCTTCGATCGGATCGAGAACGTCGATCCGTCGATGCCGTCCGCGCGTCAGCAGATCCTCGGCCGCGTCATCCTCGCGCGAGTGACTGGAACTTCGGGGAGCGGCAACGCGAGAAAGGGAAGTTTTCAAGAAGTCGCGGTCACAAGTCCGGGCACCGACTCCTACAACGCCGTGACTGGCGGCGTCTCATCGACGATCGGCGGCGACAACTTCGGCGCTCCGATCGTATTTCCCGTGTCGGCGGTCGGCTCGATCGTTCCCGTGCTCGGTCACGTCGCGGCAGACGGGAAACTCTACTTCCGCGAGTGCTCGGCAGCGTCAGCAAGTGCTTCGATCCGAGCCGGACGGATCACGCAGACGACGCAGATCACCGCGAACACAAAGTGGCTCTACACGCTGACCGACGTGCAGGTTCAGACGCTTGCGACCGCGCAGTATCAAGCGACTGGAGTCGGATCTTTTCAAGCGCTGAACGGATGCGAGGAAGCGGTCGATGTCCCTGCGAACCGGAACATCGGCGTCGGCACCGTGCACGTCGCAGGATCGACCGCGACGCGACAGGCAATCAAGGTGGACACGATCGTTGTCTGCATTCCCACGGCAAACGGATACGTCTTCTCTGTCCCGAATGGATACTCCTTCGCCTGCACATGAGCGCGATCTCCTCAGACATCAACCGTCTCGACCGATACCGTCCTCGTCGGCGTATCGTCGCGGTCATCGCTCGAACGACAGCCGTCTCGGTTTATGAGGTGCCGAGCGGACGAACGCTGCGGATCGAGTCGATCTCAGTCTGCAACGTCGGCACGACGACGGCGACGTTCCGACTTCACGTCCTCGCGCCCGGTGAGTCGATCGCGACATCGAACGCGGTCTACTATGACAACCCGCTCCGCGGGAACGCGACGCTCCTCGACGACTCGCCGCGCTATCTCACCGGAGGAGATCGCATCGCGCTTCGATCGGACACGGCGAGCGCGATCGCGGTGCAGATTCACGGAGTCGAGGAGTGAGCGTCGATGCGGCTTGTACTGCCTGCTGCTGCGACGTACCTCCTCCGGTCTGCTGCTTTCCGGATCTCTCGAAGCCGTTTGAGTTGAACTGCGTCTCGAGGACGTCGGTCTACGCTGGAACTACCGAGGTCATCCGGACGCTTGTCTCCGCTCAGATCATCACGACACTCGTTCGATCAGGTAGTGCGGCCGCTGGGTACATCATGCAGTCGAGCGGTGGAACGGCTGCTCTTCGATACGAGACGTTCGCGAAGGCATCGAAGGCTTCCTACAACGGCGACTCCTGCCCCGGATTCCCGAACAACTACCAATGTCCTCCGTGCAACTCGTTCGTCGACTGCCAGTCCTTCGAGTGGGTCTATAGCGGAGGACTCCCGACGAACTCGCTCGCGATCAGATGCGTCGACCCTTGCAATCCATTCAACGGAACCCGCAAGACGTTCGGCGTCTTCTTTGCTCCGCAGTCCGGTCAGATCATCGGAACCGGAACTACGCGCACGGGAAACAACGAACCCGACGTCGTGGCGTTCTGCGGTTCTCCGTTCGTCGACGCGCAGCCGATGGATATCCAGACTCTCGGCGTGACCATCCTCCCTCCGATCTGGGGCCGCGAAGGCTGTCTCGGATCGTCGACGTTCTCCGGATGTCACGTCGTGGGAGATCCGACCGGACTCCCCGCGGACGGATGGAGTGGCCCCTGCTCTCCGAACGCGACCTACTCGGCCGCGATCAACTGCACGCAATGGCAAACCAATCCGGCCTACGTCATCCCGGCTCGCATGGGATACGCGGCTTCAGGATGCCCGGTCCTGCGGTGCAATCCGTTCAACTCGAACGCTGCGAACTCTGGATCTCCGATGGAGTGCATCCTCTTTGACTGCTTCGGGAACGTCATCTCTTACGCCGTCTCCGGCTGCGATACGATCTTCCCCGGCAACGGACAGGGAACCGGATGCGAAATATCCGTCCGGGGAGAAGTTTCTCTTTCCGCATCTATCGTCTATGGCTGAACATTGCGTCTTTCTCCGCATCGACGGCACGAAGTGCGAGCATCCGGTGCTCGCCGGAGACACTTCGCCGGAGCGCTGCGCGAGTTGCACTTCGTATCGCGGGAGGCCGCGAGGACTCGGCGACGTCGTTCACACGATCACACACGCGACCGGAATCGCGCAGGCCGTCGACATGATGACTGGAAAGCCGTGCGGAGGGTGCGCCGCGCGTCGAGCCGCGCTCAACGCGGCCGTCCCGTTCTCCGATGAACCGAAGAAGGGCTAACGATGGCACTCACCTACACCGGAACTGGCGGACTCTTCACGCGACTCGGCGCTCTGGTCTACATGATGGATCAGGTGAGGACGCACCAGAACAACCTCAAGACGCTCCTCGCGAACGTGCAAGCCGAGTACTCCTCGAGCGATGCTTGGATGATCGACGTGCTTTCCGGTGGCATCGAGGGACGGATCGCCGAGGCGGGAAACGTGCTGAACGACGTCCGAGCCGCGGCTGAGCGCACGATCCTCGAGATGTGCTACGCAGAGGCGATCGCATCCGGTGCGACGAACACGATGGTCCGAAAGGAGATCCGCGAGGCGCTGATCTGGCTCATCCGCCAGATGGACGCGGACACGAAGACCGTCGACGGAACGACGATCACAAAGTCGAGTCTCGCGGTCGGAGCGAGCAACAACGGCAACGGGAAGTTCTACTACTACTTCGAGGCTCCGCACATCCTGCTCGGCTCGACGGCCGACTGGCCGAACATCCGCACGGAAGTCCTCGAAGCGCGATGCGTTCAAGACGGCGTGTCCGGCGCGATCTCGCGCGGCTCGGAGATATTCGAGATCCGAGGTCAGCCGGCATACCAAGGGCTTGACTACCGATTCCCCGGAGGGAGCGGAACGTTGATGCGTCTCGTGACGTGCTGCGCGAGCGTGGACAACGGAATCCCCGGACAGAACATCCTCCACAACTCCGACCTCGAGGACCAGACCTCAAACCTACCGGATCGCTTCACCGTCTCGAGCGGAACGGCTGGCACGGAGTTCCTCACGGAGACGACGGCGGCGAATGTCTTCCGAGGTTCGAAGTCGCTGAAACTCGCGGTGACTGGAAGCGTCTTCAAGATCCGCCAGCGTCTCGCGGACTTCGACGGAACGCTCGGACGGCTCACGCCGGATCGGCCGTACCTCATCGCGGTCGCGATCAAGAAGGACACGACGGCGACTGGAACGCTTCGGATCAGCGTGCAGGACTCGAGCGGCACGATCATCGGCACATCAAACGAGTTCTTCCTCTCGCAGTCGATCGCGGCGACGACGACTTCGTTCCTCATCTACTCGGCGACGGTGCGCTCTCCGCGAGTCATTCCATCCGAGGTGTATCTCGTCGTTGAGACGACTTCGGCGATCGCGACCGATTCGGTCTACATCGACGAGATCATCGTCGCGGAGATGATGCCGATCGCGGCTGGCGGTCCTGCGCTCGCGATCGTCGCAGGATCGACGGACTGGAGCGCGGACGACAACGCTCGGTACACGTTCACGAACAACAACGAGGGCGCATTCGTACGGGCCTTCGATCGCTTGTTCGATATGTACGGCAAGGGACTTAGCCTTCCGCAGGACTACTCCGGCACCGAGAACATCGACGACGCTCTGATCGCTTGATGAGTTCCGCGAGGATCGCGGCTCGCGCTTGCCCGACGAGAAATCGAAGATCGTCCTCCTCGGCGAGATCGAAAGCCAGCGTGTACAGGTCAAGCGACTCCCACGAGACGGCGAGGAAGTTCGCGCAGCGCGTCGCGCTCCGCTCGGATGTCTCGAGGATGCAGGCCGACTCGAGGACGGCGGCGACGTGGACGCGAACGCGCCGCGCTTCGAGTTTCTGAAGATTCCGAGGATTTTCTATAGACACGGAGGAGCCTCTTCCGATAGGATGTCCGCTAGCGGACACGAAGTCCGCAGAAGGAGACATCTTCCATGTCTATCGTATCTCACGGGATCGCGTCGTCCGCGATCGAAACCCACTCGCTTGCCGTTGCCGGAACGAAGGCGCTCGAGGCGTATATCGCCGCGGGTGACATCGGCCGACTCGATCCGGGTCAGCGGATCGCCTTGTACAAAGCGGTCTGCGACTCGCTCGGCCTCAACCCGCTGACGCAGCCGTTCGAGTACCTCACGCTCAACGGCAAGGTCCAGTTGTACGCGAAGAAGTCCGCGACCGAGCAGTTGCGGCAGATTCACGGCGTGTCGGTCCTCGCGCTCGAGCAGGAGATGCGAGGAGACATCCTCTGCATGACCGCGCGGGTGCGCGACCGATCCGGCCGCGAGGACATCGCGACTGGAGCCGTCAACCTCAAGGGCTTGGCAGGCGAGAACCTTGCCAACGCCTACATGAAGTGCGAGACGAAATCCAAGCGCCGCGCAACGCTCTCGATCTGCGGCCTTGCGATGCTGGACGAGACGGAGATCGACTCGATTGCCGGCGCGAAGCCCGTCGCGGTCGAGGACTTCCACGCTCCGGCCGCGAAGCCAGAACCGAAGCCGATGAAGGCGATGACGCGCGAGGAGCGCCGGAAGGACAACGAGGACTTGCTCTCGCCGGTCCCGGTCGCGTCGGCTCCCGTCGTCGAGACGACGGCGGTCCCGGTCACGCCGGACGCTGAGCGGGTCATCCTCGCTCGCTCGCCGATCTCGGTGGTCGAGGGCAAGTCCGGCCGTCGCGTCTGGCGCATCGACCAAGAAGACGAGGCTCGGCCGTTCGCCGTCCTCGATGAGCGCGTCGCGTCGATCCTCGAGGCGCAGCAGGCGTTCTCCTGCAACTCTCTCGTCCGGGTGCGTCAGCGCTCGAACGGCACCCTCGAGATCCTCGAGGTCATCGGAGACGCGAAGTGAAGCGCGTCGAGATTCCCGGCGCGGTGTCGATCCGCTCGCAGGTCGGAATCCGGCCGGAAGATCCTCGGGTCTTCCGGCCGATCCGGCTCGCCGAGGCGCTGCGAGTGGCGCGGCTGATCCGGGCCGACGAGTCGATCCCTGAGGAGATCCGGGCGCTGGTCGAGGTGGGCATCCCTCTCGACCTCATGCCTGGACACGTCACCCCGGCGAAGACGGCGCTCGCCGAGGCGCTTCGCGTCTCGGTGCGGACGATCCGCCGGCGAGAGTTGGCGTGGGAACTTGCGGACCAGCGAGTCCGATTCGATCTTGTCCATCGGGCCGCGAGGCTGGTGTTCGCTGAGCGAGGCTCAAAGGCATGACGACGCGAGCCGGGGAAACCCGGCTCACGTTTTTCCGAAATCTGCAAACTTTCCCTCTTTACAAGTGCGACTCCCTCCCCCCTAATAACCCCCCACCCGGGACAGATGAGACAACTACGCGTCTCGTGTTCCGGCTCCTGACTCCTACGTCTTTCGCCTTCTCTCTCTTCTTCTGGCGGGAGAACGTCAAACGTAGATTTCACGAGGCGCGATCGCGCGAACCCCGGCAGGATGCCGGAGAGAGAGAGAGACAGAATGACCAGCGAATCGAAGAAACCCGGCATGACCCGCGAGGAACTCGCGGCGTTCACCGCTCGCGCGAATCGGTACTTTCGCGGCGAGACGGATCGCGAGTTGTGGGCGCTTGCGCTCCCGCGCATCGCCGAGATGGAGTCGAGCGACGCTCTCGCCGGACTCGAGAACTACGCGATCAACTGGGGAGGACCTCGGGCGCGGTTCATCCCTGCGAAGTTCTTTGAGTACGTCGCCGATGTGCGGATGCGGCGATCAGAGATGAGCCAGCGCGAGGCGCGACAGCGCGAGTGCGATCGACGGCGAATCTCGTCGAGCCGAGACGCGATGATCTGCGAGGCGGACTGGGCGAGCCTTCGCCGCGAGATAGAGGTCGCGAATCCGCTGCACGTCGGAGAGGCGATCGACGCGCTGCGCTCGGTCGGCTGGGGATCTCCTCCGGTCGCGTTCTCCGACTGGCCGCGACGCTGGATCGTCGCCGTCGCGGATGTCGTCTCCGGTCGGACGTGCCGAGCCTATAACCCGGACACCGGGAACTTCGACCTGGACGTGCCTGCGCTCGACTTCTACCGGATGGCCGGAAGGCCGCCGTCCGTCGCCGTAGGGGCGCTTGGGCCGTTCTGACGGCCTCCGGGCCGTCCAGAGCGCCGAGGCCGCTACGGGGCATTTCCGGCGGTCTGTATATACAGCGTCCCGATAACAGAGAATCTTGAGAACTTTCGACGGATTCTCAGGGAATCCGCTTCCCTCGGCCGATGGAGAGGGTATAGTGATTCCATCAACGCGGCAGGAGCCGCAGAAAGCGAGACAGACAATGAACAAGCAGATCGACATCATCGCGACCGCCGAAGGACAGAACTTTCGACTCACTCCGATCTCGAAGTTTGCTCGCGAGTATTTCGGACTCAAGTTCGGAGGAAGTTCCGAGATGACAGTCGAGTCGGTCGAGGTCGATTCCGCGCAACTCGGGAAACTGGTTCGTTGGTGCGATGCAGCGCGAGCCGTCATTGTGATGCACTAACGACTCGGAGTCGAGGAGCCTTTTCGGAGGCTCCTCATCTCCGCGCCGTTGCGGAACACACCCGCCGTCAGGAGACGGCAGAAAGCGAGACACAATGCACATCATGGAACTCACCGCTCAGGAGATCGACCGAGCCATTGCGGACATCAACGCGCTCATCCGCGAGCCGTACCGCTGCGCGCATGGCGACTTCCCGTGGCTACACGCCGTCAATCTCGGGAACTGGCCGTACGCGCTCGAGCAAGAGGGCGACGTCGAGATCCCGTCGTTCTACACGCTCTCGCGCCGCGTCGAGCGCGTCCGTCGCATCTTCATCGAATCGAAGCCGACCGGAGGTGCAGCGTGACGATCCTCCTGCTCTCTTCTCTCCTCGCGATCGCGCCTCCGGCAGGAACGGATACGCGAGCGATCCTCGACGCGATCCGCGTCGTCGAGACTGGCGGCGAACGCGATCCAGACCGCGCGATCGGCGACGGCGGCAAGGCGCTCGGCGCGTACCAGATTCACCGAGCCTACTGGCTCGATGCCACCGAAAAAGATCCAGCGCTTCGAGCGCTCGGATACGAGTCGGTGACGGATCGCGCCGTCGCCGAGCGCGTCGTTCTCGCGTACCTCACGCGATACGCGCCGCGATGGGATCTTGACACCGTGTCGCGAATCCACAACGGAGGGCCGCGAGGACACACGAAGGACAGCACGAAGGCATATGCGGCGAAGGTCGCGAAGGCCGCGAAGGAGGCACGACAATGAGAGAGGACAATCGAACCGAGGGCGACATGTGGATCAGGCTCGAGCGCGACGACCTCGAGGTCGGCAAGGAGGCAGTCGACCTGATCGCGTGGATCGAGGGACTTTCGCTCGGAAGCGAGGACGAACCAGCCGTGACGTTCCTCGCGCACAAGGTCGGTGAGGAACTTGGGTCGAGTGAGAACATCTGGAACATCTCGGTCAAGCGGCTTCGCGCTCTCTGCGACGCAGCAGAGGCCATGCACAAGGTCGGCGTCCAGCAGTTCGACGCGCACGAGGGGAGCGCCAAGTGAAACAAACGCTCTACAACATCGCCGACGATCTCCGCGCACTCGAGGCGCTTCTCGTCGAGGCTGGCGGCGACATCTCATCGCCGGAGGCGCTCGCCGCAGTCGAGGCGTGGGAGGCCGAACTCTCGACCAACCTCTCCGGCAAGATCGACAACTACTGCGGCCTTATCACCGAGATCGAGGCCCGCGCATCCGCAAGGCAGGCCGAGTCGGATCGCCTTCGCGATCTCGCTCGCGTCGACGAGAACGCGTCGAAGGCGCTCCGGGAGCGGCTGCTCTTCGTCCTCCAGACGAGGAACGTCCCGAAGGTCGACACCGAGCGATTCAGAGTCAGCGTCTCGCGGAACGGCGGCAAGGCTCCACTCGACATCCGTGTTGGTGCCGACGAACTTCCCGCGTGGGCCGTCAAGCGAAAGACCGTCGTCGAGACGGACAAGGACGCGATCCGCGCTCGGCTTGAATCCGGCGAGGCGCTCCCGTTCGCGTCGCTCATGGAACGAGGATCGAGGCTGGTCATCCGATGAACTCGATCGACACCCGAAGGCCGTATCTCTCAAAGCACGTCCGCGCAGGACTCGGGGAGATCCTCTCTCGGACTCACGCCGAGACGGACGACGAACTCGACGCGCTGCGATGGCTTCGCCGCACCCTCGACCGTGCTACGATGCTCGCGCCGAAAGCGCACGACGCGCAGTCTCCCGGTGGGCTGGCTGGGGAGGGAAACCTCCCCGGCCGCTCGGGAGACGAGGCAGAGGAGGCAACATGAAGACACAAGAACCACGAAACCCGCGCTTCGGATACGTCGGCCGCAACGTCTTCGAGGGCGATCGCATCTACCTTGAGCGCGATGGAGTCGAACTCGGCTTCATCGACTTCAAGCGCATTCCGCATGACGTTCGCGTGTCGATCGTCCTCGCATTCGACAAGGACATCCGCATCTCGCGGAGAGAGGAGGAGCGATGAACCGCAGAATCTCGAAGTCGATCGAGAATCCCGTCGTCCTCTCGACGAAGACGCGAGGAGAAATCGCGGTCCTCGCGTCCTCCGCTTCGAAGATCGTCTCCGCTATCTGCTATTCGGAGGAGGCTCGACGGATGCACGGACCGACAGCCGTCAAAATCGCGAAGGGTCGCGGATCTCTCCGCAGTCTCGCGAAACGCTGCGGACTCTCTCCGACCTATCTCTCTCTGATCCAGAAGAAGAAGACCCTCATCTCTCCGGGAGCGTTCGTCCTTCTGGTTCAGATATGCGCGGAGGTCGAGCGATGAGCGACAAGGCATACCGACGTCGCGACCTCGATCCTCCGCCGCCGAACTCGCTCTTCTCTCTCGTCGATCCTCCGAGATCGACGGCGCAACAGCGGACGAGATGGAACACGCAGGACGCGGCATACGCGACGCGCGACGGAACGCAGGCCGCGGCGATCCTCGTCTCGATCCAACAGTCTCCGGCGACGTGCGACGAGATCGAGCAGCGTCTCGAGATGACGCACCAGAGCGCGAGCGCTGCTATAAATCAACTCATGCGAGCCGGGGCGATCGTCGCGAACGGCTCGAGGAAGACACGGAGCGGACGATCCGCTCGAGTATGGGAGGCACGGCCATGACGACATCATCGGACAGATACAGCGGAGAAACCGGACTCGCTCGAATCAATGGAGTCATCGACTACCTCCTCGAGTTGCAAGGCGAAGTCGACAACGACGAAAGACAGCACCTCGAGATCATGATCGCAGACCTACGGCAGGCCGTGATGTGCGTTCGCGCCGCGGAGTATCGCGCGAAGTACGCTGTCGAGGAGCGCGACGAACTCCAGAAATGGAAGGACGCGCACAACACCTTCTGGCGCGACCGAGCGGAACGCCGAGACGCCATGCGCGAAGGGGAGAAGAAGCAATGACCGATGACATCGTGCCGCGGCTGCGCGTTTGGTCGGACTGGCTAGACGAACGCTGCCCTGATACCGCAGTAATGAGCGATCTTCGCGAGGCCGCCGACGAGATCGAACGGCTGCGGAAGGAGCGCGACGAGGCGAGGCAGTGGCTTTGCCTTGTTCTTGCCAAGCCAACCTCGGTGATGGGGCTTGCCGTTCCAGGAAACGGCACGAAGCATGATTTTGCAAAGGAACAGGGCTGGGACTGCTTTGAGGAGCCGAAAGCCAAATGAAATACATGAGCGTCTGCTCTGGCATTGAGGCCGCGAGTGTGGCTTGGCATCATCTCGGCTGGGAACCTGTCGCGTTCAGCGAGATAGAAGCGTTCCCGAGCGCGGTACTCGCGCATAGATTTCCTAACGTTCCTAACTACGGAGACATGACGAAGTATGCAACTTGGCCCATCAAACCCGGATCGGTTGACCTTCTGGTTGGAGGAACGCCATGTCAATCTTTCTCCGTCGCAGGACTCCGGCAAGGATTGTCCGACCCACGCGGAGGACTCATGCTCACCTATCTTGAGATCGCTTGTCGTTTACGGCCTAGATGGCTTGTCTGGGAGAACGTCCCCGGCGTCCTGTCATCGGGGAGCGGACGGGATCTTGGTGCCTTCCTCGGGGCGTTGGGGGAACTGGGGTATGGGTGGGCCTACCGGGTGTTGGACGCTCAATGGGTCAGAACACAACGGCATCCCCGTGCCGTGCCGCAAAGCCGGCGACGTGTGTTCGTTGTCGGATGTCTTGGAGACGGGGCCGCTGCCGCCGCGGTTCTCTTTGAGCGCGAAAGCGTGCAGCGGGATTCTGCGCCGCGCCGAGCGCCGAGGCAAGGCGCTCCCGCCGATGCTGAAGCAGGCGTTGGAGCAGGCCGCAGCGTCACAAGCCACGAAGTAGCGTCGTGCTTGGAAACAACGAGCAATGACTACAGCAGAGCGGATGGCTTCACGATGATCGGTGAGGTGTCTTCGACTATCGCAGCGCGATTCGCAAACAGCCGCAACAACCACGAGGAATGTGTGACGCAGCCCGTCGCATCAACCCTCGGCAACCGTGGCCTGCGTTCGCACACGGAACTAGATGGTCACGGGGCGTACATCCCGCAAGCCGTTGCGCTTGATCTCTACATCGGCGCGATCACGGGCGACGTCGCGGCGACGATGGGAACGCCGGGGGCGAGCGTCAACGCCAGCGGACCGACCGTGATGCAGGCGCACGGCTTCTACAGCACGGGCGGCACGCACGGCGTGAACCAGCAGCCCGAAGTTTCGCCCCCCGTCAAGGTCGGTAGCGGCCTTGGCATTCCTTCGCCGCCGGCGGTGGCGCAAGCCATGACCGTGCGCCGCCTCACGCCCCGGGAGTGCGAACGCCTTCAGGGATTCCCCGACGACTGGACCCTCATCCCGTGGCGGAAGAAGCCTGCCGACGAGTGTCCGGACGGGCCTAGGTACAAGGCGCTCGGTAATAGCATGGCCGTCAACTGCATGGCGTGGATCGGGGAGCGAATCGAACGAACCGATACAGGGAAGCATGAGCAAGACGCATGAAGACCGCGAAGGACTCATCATCCGCAACGCCGAACTCCGAAGGCAGATCGCAGCGGCAACGCGCGACGCAAACGTCCTCCGGCGCGAAGTCCACGCATGGAGATCATGGCGCGAGGGAACGGGATCTCTCGTCCGGCTCCTCGATGCCAGACGCGATACCGACCGTTCGACTGCGTTCCGGTGTATGGGCGACGATTGACGGCCTTGAGATCGGCGTCGTCCTCCCGCTACCGGATCGACGACTCTCCCCGAACTCGCGCGTCTGCTGGCAGGCGAAGGCAAGATCGGTCAAGGCGTACCGGGCATTCTCCTTTTCCCTCGCGCAGCGATACCCGAGCCGATGGAAGGCCGCGAGCGCCGAGGCGACGTTCTACTTTCGCGACAAGCGGCGAAGGGATCGAGACAACCTGCTCGCCTCTCTGAAGGCCGCATTCGACGGCATCGCTGCGGCTGGCGTCGTCGAGGACGACGCGGACTTGACGCACCTTCCCGTCCGCGTCGAGGTCGATCGGGAGAACCCGCGCGTCGAGATCATCCTCCGGAGGACCGAATGAACGACGGACTCGACGACTTGCACTCCGACCGCGAAGGTGGAATCCTTCCGACGATCCGCGAGGTCATCGGACTCTTTCTCCTCTGGCTGATCGTCATGCTCTTCCTTGCGTTCGGCCTTGCCGGATGCTTCTTCTCGTGATCTTTTCTACCCGCGCGTCGTCCGGTTGTTCCGGCCGGCGCGTTTTCAAATACCATCCGGTCGCCGAGCCGCCTCTCTCGGCACCGCGCCTTGGCCCTCGCCGGTCGAGGCGCGTGTTTTTGGTCCGGCAGTAAAAGGAGCGCACCGGATCGGAACTCGCCCCATGCCGATATTTCGAGCATGGCGGAAGTTCAAAAACGCGGCCTCTCCACGGCGATCGGAATCGGTCAACTCGCAACGATGATCCTCGGCTTCGGCGCGATGCTATTCTCGATGGGCGCGAAGTCCGAGCAGATCAGCGTCGCCAGGACGGACATCGACAAACTCGCCGCGACGGTGAATGACCTCGCGCGAGCGCAGGCTTCCGCAGCAGTCACGGACGCAACCCACACCCGCACCCTCGAGGACATCCAACGACGCCTACAGTCGCTCGAGTCCCGAGTCCGTTGAAAGGAACCGATGAACATGATCTCGAAAGCATCGTGGCGCACGACGACAACCGGAGTCCTCGCGATTCTCGTCGCCGTCGCCGGAGCGCTCAAGGCTGAACTCGACGGCGACGTATCGACCGCGGCCGACTGGGGTGCCGTCGCCGCGGCCGTCATGGCCGGCGTCGGCCTTATCCTCGCGCGAGATGCAAAGGTATCCTCGCAGCAGGAAGGCATCCGATGATCGACCACGGATGGATCGAGGCATCCGTCCGGTATCAGGACACGCTCAGGAGCGTCAGCGATCGCGTCGAGCGCCTGCGGCTCCTCTCGAATCTGCCGACGTTCTCCGTCTGGCGAGACGTCCGCGAGGAACTCGTCGAGGCCGCAAAGGAGATCGAGGTGCTTCGCGCTCGAGTCCGTGCGCTCGAGGGCGAGGATGCTTGACTTCCTTGCGCGTATCGTCCTTGGTGTCCTCGACTGGCTCGCAAGGCGCGTCGAGGCTGGAAGGAAGGCAACCGATGCAGAGAAAGATCCGAACCTACTCCGTCGCGCTGGCGCTCGGATTCGCGAGCGGATGCGGTCCTCGAACGATCCTCGTCCCTGAGTCCTCGCCGATCCGAGTCGGTCCCGGCGTTGTCGGTCGCGTCTACGTCCGCGAGGCTGGCGAGTGGACTCTCTCGGCGAACGAAGTCGAGATCCCGGAGGGTACGTTCATCGTGCCGCCGTCCTATGTCGAGGAGTAGGGCGAGAAGCAGGATCGGCAAGGTCGACGTCGAAGGAGAACTCGGCGTCCGGTGGCTGACGACGGGGGACGTCGCGAAGCGTCTCGGCGTCGCGATGCGTACCGTCTCGAAGTGGATCGACGAAGGTCGTCTCGTTGGAATCAAGTTGCCCGGATCGCGCGAGCGACGCGTCCATCCGTCCGCGATGGAAGCGTTCGAGCGCGAGTGGGGCTTTGACCGAGCGCGAGGAAAGCGATGAACCGAATCGTCCCGGAACCAGTCGATCTCTTCGATCCTCGCCGCTCGATCTTCCAAGCGTCCGAACTTGCGATGGCCGCGCCGTTCACGACGACGACGAGCGGAACTACCGGAGCATCCGTATCGTTTACGACGGTCTTCGGTACGCTCGGTGTCCAGTCGAATCGGTACGGGATCGCGACGCTCGAAACCGGGACGAACTCGACCGGACGCGCGAATATCATCTCTCCCGTTTCGGACCAGATCGTTCCGGGCTTCGGGCGTCTATCGTTCACCGCGGTCATCCGAACTCCGTCAAACCTATCCGACGCTACGAACCGCTACGGCATCAAGGTCGGATTCGGAACCGTGACGACGGCCGTAACGGACGGAGCAGGCGTTCACTTCCGCTATCGAGACAACATCAACTCGGGCAAGTGGCAGGGGTACACCGTCGACTACACCGGGTTGCCAACGCAGACGGATCTCGGAATCACCGTCGCGGCGAGCACGTGGTACACGCTCGAGGCGTTCGTGAACGCAGACGCGACGAAGACGGTCTACGTCATCAATGGAACTCCGGCGGCGACGGTCGATCTCGCGCTCCAAAGCGGCGCGACGGTTTACGCAGGCATGAACGCGATGATCCTCAAGTCGGCAGGGACCACGAGTAGATCGATGCACATGGACTACCTCGACTTTCGGCAGGAGGTGACTCGATGAAGTGGGCGCGACTCGACTCCTCGAACATCGTGACGGAGATCCTCGAGGCCGACTCTCGACCGGACGGATGCGTCCGCGACGACGGATTCGCTCGGGTCAACGCGCACTTCGACGGCTGGACGTTCCGGCCGCAGCGCTTCACCTCCTACCAGTTCCTCGGCCGCTTCACCGAGGCCGAGTTGGAACTCGTCCGGTCCTACTCGGTCCACGACTCGGCCGTCTGGAGACTCCTCTCGTTCGCGCAGGCCGCGCAGGAGATCGATACCGGAGATCCGGCGACGATCGCCGGCATGGACTACCTTGTAGCCGTCGCCATCTTGACGCAGGCTCGCCGAGATGCGATCCTCGCGACATAGGAGGCACATCATGGAGAATGAAGAACAGTATCGGTCGCAGGCGATGCAGGATGACTTTGTGTGCAACTGCCTTGACCACAAGCGCGGAGGCACGTTCGTCGACCTCGGCGCTGGCCACTTCGGTCTAGGATCGAACACATACCGACTCGAGAAAGAACTCGACTGGTTCGGCATCGCTGCGGAGAAGGAGGAGTCGCTCGCGGTCGAATGGCTTGCAAAGCGCGAGCGCGTTCACTTCTACCGGGACGCATTCGATCCAGCGATCTCTTCTGCGATCCTCCAGTTGTCCGGCTCGGCTCGAACGATCGACTTCCTCTCGCTCGACCTCGAGCCGCCGGAACTGACGCTCTCGTGTCTCGTCGGTCTGCCGCTCGAACACGTGCGCTTCGCGGTCATCTGCTGCGAGCATGACATCTATCGGCGCTCCTACGCGATCAAGAACGCGATGCGTGGAGTCCTCGAAGGCTTTGGATACGTGCGCGTATGCGAGGACGTTCGCATGGTCGGCATGATCGAGAGAGACGGGAAGCACGAGGCGAATCTCATGCCAGTCGAGGACTGGTGGGTACATCCCGAACTCGTCAACATTCGCAAGGCCGCAGCGATCGCCGCGCAGATTCGGATGATTAACGAGAGGATGCAGTCGGACGCGGCCGATCGGATAAACAAGGAGGCCGCGCGATGAACGTCGAGACTGTCAAGATCGACTCACTCACGTTCGATCCGGCGAACGTCCGCAAGCACGATGAGAAGAACCTCGCGGCGATCAAGGCGAGCCTCAACCGCTTCGGCCAACAGAAGCCGATCGTCGTCGACGCGAACGGTGTCGTCCGCGCTGGGAACGGGACGCTCGCCGCAGCGAAGGCGCTCGGATGGAAAGAGATCGCCGTCGTGCGCTCGGCGCTCACGGGGAGCGAAGCGACGGCCTACGCCATCGCGGACAACCGAAGCGCCGAACTCGCCGAGTGGGATGACGACGCACTCGCGCAGACTCTCGCCGCGTTGCAGATCGAGGACGAAGAACTCGCGTCGGCGACCGGATTTGATGCGAAGGAGATCGAGGCGCTCACGGCTCCGACTGAAGTCGATGAGGACGAGGTTCCAGAGACGCCAGCGGAGCCGATCACGAAACTAGGCGATCTCTGGCTCCTCGGAAATCATCGGCTTCTCTGCGGCGACTCGACGAAGGCCGAGGACGTCGAACGGATTCTTGATGGGGAAAAAGCGTCTTTCATCATGGCAGATCCTCCATATTTTCAGAAGGTGGACGCTGAATGGGATAATGACTTCGATGGATACGAGGGCTTCCTAGACTTTCTCAGGAACGTCTTCAGGATATGGGCACCAACTATCCTCGACCGTGGCACCGCTGCATGGTGGTGCGCTCCTGATTACGCTTGGCATATCGAGGGATTGCTTCGCGAGCACTTTGCGGTCTTCAATCATCTCGTCTGGTGGAAGGGAACCGACCTCGGATCGAAGCAGTCAGTCGAAGAGATGCGTAGGTGGAGGCCGCGTAGCGAACGCCTTCTCATCTGCGAGAAGCAGCATTCGCCGGATGCTCTGCTTGCATCGTTCAATGCAAAGACCGCGCATATCGCATCGCGATCGGCATATGCGAACATCATCGAAAGGCTGGCAGGATGGCAGAAGCAAGCCGGACTTTCGATGAAGGAAATCGACGCGGTTCTTGGGAAAAATGGGATGGCCGGACACTACTTCACGAAGTCCCAATGGGCGCTGCCTACTCGAGAAGCATGGGAGAAGATGAGTCCGCTGTTCCGTTCTCGTGGAGTTGAGATCGGAGAATGGGACGCGCAGCGGAAAGAGTTCGACGCGCAGCGGAAAGAGTTCGACGCGCAGCGGAGAGAGTTCGACGCGCAGCGGAGAGAGTTCGACGCGCAGCAAGGTGCAAACTTCACCGATGTCTGGCATATGACAGCGCCGAAGGGTGAAGATCGACACGGGCATCCGACTCCGAAGCCAGTTGAGATGATCTCGCGGCTCATCTCCGCGCATTCAAGACCGGACGATCTGATCGCAGATCCGTTCCTCGGTTCAGGAACGACGCTGATCGCCGCCGAGCAACTTGGCCGCAAGTGCTACGGGATGGAGATCAGTCCCACATACTGCGACGTGATCGTCAAACGTTGGGAGAACCTCACAGGAAAGAAGGCCGTCCGTGAGTAGGGGCCGTCCTCGCGTCGAGTTCAATCTCTCTCTCGTGCAATCCCTCGCGCGAATCGGATGCACGATTCCCGAGATTGCGAAGATCGTCGGAGTTTCCGAGATGACGATCAAACGTCGCGCTCGCGCCGAGATCGACAAGGGACACGACGAGATGCGGATGTCGCTTCGCCGGTGGCAATACGAGAAGGCGAAGGAAGGATCCGTTCCGATGCTCATCTGGCTCGGCAAGCAGTACCTCGGCCAGCGTGACAAGATCGACGAGACGAGGCGCGAAGAGGTGGTCACGATCGAGCCGTTCGATCTTCCGAAACCGCGTCTCTCGGACACCGCTTGAAGATCCGATTCCCGACCGCAGCGTCCGCGCTCCATGCGTCGCAACTCGACGTCTATCGGAGGCTCCGACGCTTCAACGTCCTCGAGATCGGTCGACGCTGGGGAAAGACGAAGTTTGAGGAGTTCATCGTGATGGATGCCGCGATTCGCGGCAAGCGCTGCGCGTGGTTCGCGCCGTCATACAAGTATCTTGCCGAGCCGACGCGCGACATCGAGCGAGCGCTCGCGCCGATCATCGCGAGGCACGATCGCGTCGAGAAGCGGATGGAGTTCGCGACCGGCGGATCACTCGACTTCTGGACGCTCGAGGACGAAGACGCAGGACGCGGCCGCTTCTACGATCTCGCGGCAGTCGACGAGGCTGGCTTCGTCGCGAACCTCCTCGGCATCTGGCACGCTGCGATCCGGCCGACGCTCGCCGATCGGAAAGGCGCTGCGATCTTCGCGGGAACGCCAAAGGGAACCGGCGACTTCCATCGTCTCTACCTTGAGGCCGAGGGCGACACGAGTGGCGCGTGGGCCGCATTCCGGCTAGGCTCGGGCGCGAATCCGTTCCTCGATCCTGCTGAGGTCGAGGCGATGCGTAGGAGCCTGCCGAGGGAAGTCGCCGATCAGGAGATCGAGGGAATCCCGGCCGAGGACGGAGGCAACCCGTTCGGCCTGAACGCGATCCGCTCCTGCATCTCTCCTCTCTCGACCGCCGAGCCGGAGTGCTGGGGCGTCGACCTCGCGAAGTCGCAGGACTGGACGGTCGCCATCGCGCTCGATTCCGAGGGCCGCGTCTGCCGTCTCGAGCGATGGCAAGCGCCTTGGAATGTCACGCGCGAGCGCCTCGCTCGGATGATCAGCGACAAGCCAGCGCAGATCGACTCGACTGGCGTCGGCGATCCGATCGTCGAGGATCTTCGCAAGGTCTGCCGTCGCGTCGAGGGCTTCAAGTTCACAAGCCAGAGCAAGCAGCAACTCATGGAAGGCTTGCAAATCGCGATCACGACAGCGGAGATCCGCTTGCCTGACGGATGGCTTCGGAGTGAACTCGAGTCCTTCGGCTTCCGATACTCAGGGAGGACAGTCTCCTACGAGGCGACGGTCGGTCACGATGACGGTGTGTGCGCTCTCGCGCTCGCGGTCCTCGCGCGTCGCTCGCGTCGTCCTCTCATCCTGAAGGTCATCTGAATGAACCTACTCGCACGGATCAAGGCCGCGTTCTCGTCGGAGAAGTACCAGTCCTCCTCGATGGCGATCTTGCGCGGTCAGGACACGAAGCGAGCGTCCTTCGACAACCGATCCGCAGTCCTCGCGTATCGTTCGTGGATCTTCGCTGCGGCGAATCTCAACGCCGTCGCGGTCGCGTCGCAACCTCTTCGTCTGTACGTCAAGAACCGAAGCGCCGGCACGAAGGTCTGGCGCACTCGCGCGGCATCGCGTCGAGCGAAAGCGTACCTCGGAGGATCGCTCGAGCAACTGCCGAGCAGATACGCGATGACGAAGGCCGCGGAGTACGGCGACGATTACGAGGTCGTCGAGGACTCGCACCCGATCCTCACGCTGCTCTCGAAGGTCAACCCCTACCAGAACGGATTCGACGCGGCCGTGCTGCGCGTCCTCTTCGGCGAGTTGACTGGCAATGCCTACGTGCATCCGGTCCTCGATCCTCGACTCAAGATCCCGGTCGAGTTGTGGACGATGCCGAGCCAGTACGTCGAGATCATGCCGGGACAGAATGGCGAAGAGTTCATCAAGGGCTATCGCTACGGAGCGACCGAGGAGCAGAAGCGCGAGAACTTCTACCCGCCGGATGAAGTCATTCACTTCCGCAGGCCGAATCCGTCTGACCTCTACTACGGCATGGGCAAGGTCGAGGCCGCGTGGGGCGCGACGATCGCTAACGAAGCGCTCCACGAGATGGACACCGCGTTCTTCGCGAACAAGGCGCGACCGGACTACCTTCTCGTCGTCAAGTCGAACGCGCACCCGGACGAACTCGAGCGTCTCGAAGTCTCGATCGACGAGAAGTTGCGCGGCTCGAAGCGCACCGGACGCTTCCTCACGACGACGGCGGACATCGACCTCAAGCCGCTCTCGTTCCCGCCGAAGGATCTCACCGGGCGCGAGCAGATCGTCGAGGAGATCGCGGCCGTCTTCGGTGTCCCGGTGTCGATGCTCAAGGCGAACGATCCGAACCTCGCGAGCGCGACGGTCGGCTTCGCGTCGTGGAAGCAGACGACGATCCTGCCGCTCCTCCGCATGGATGAGGAGACGCTGAACCAGAACCTCCTCCCTCTCTTCGGGATTGAGGAGGATGCGTTCCTCGCGTATGACAACCCGGTAAGCGAGGACGAGCGCTTCGCGTTCGAGAAGTTGCGCTCGATGGTTGCTGGCGGAATCATGACGGCGAACGAGGCGCGAATGCGCGAGGGACTCGAAGCCGTCGAAGATCCGATGGCCGACGCGCTTCTCGTCAACGGCCAGCCGCTCGGCGGTCCCGCGCCGGCCGCGCCGCTCGGCTTGGCTTCTGCCGGCCCGGATGGGCTTGTCGGGCCTCTCGACCGAGCGCCGGATCTTGAGGATCCTCCACAGGCCGCGGAGCCGAACCAGAACGCAGCGCTCACCTTCGAGCCGATGCCGGAGCCGGAGAAGAAGGACGCGCTCTCCGACTGCGTGTCGGAGAAGATCCCGAAGTTGCTCGACGAGGGCTATCCGCAGGATCAGGCCGTCGCGATCGCCTACTCCATGTGCCGCGAGGGCAAGTCGATCGAGGAGGCCGCGACGGCGCTCGGCATCTCGGCGAAGGCATTCGACTCGGCCGACGTGAAGGCGCTCGGCGACATCGACACGCGTCCTCCGCAGGGCGTCGCGGACAACGCGCGACGGGCGCTTGAGGTCCGTGCGCGGAAGCCGGAATCCGAGAGAGGCATGACCGCGGTCGGCATCGCTCGCGCTCGCGACCTTGCGAATCGCGTCGCGCTTTCCGAGGACACGATTCGTCGCATGGTCGCGTATTTCGAGCGCCACGAATCCGACAAGGAAGGCTCGACGTGGGACGAGCAGGGAAAGGGATGGCAAGCGTGGTACGGATGGGGAGGCGACGACGGCTTCGCGTGGGCGAAGCGGAAGCGCGACGAGTTTGATCGCGAGCGCGAGCGCAACGCAGAGCGAAAGAAGAAGACTTGCGGATGCTGCGAGAAGAACGGCGGCGGCGATCCGCCAGCGAAGCCATCCGAGCGCATCTCGCTCGATGCCATCTGGACGAAGGCCATCGAGTCCGACGAGATCGAGACGCCGCACATCTTCACGAAGGCGGGCAAGGACGCGCTCCGCGAGTTCGACAAGATCACCGAGCGCGAGGAGCAAGTCGGAAAGAGCGTCGGCCGCGTCCTGGACAAGCAAGTCCGCGCCGTCCTCGAGAAGATCGAGAAGGCCGAGGCACCGACCGCGGAACTCGCCGCGGAGGTCGAGACGCTGCTCCAGTCGAAGCGCTGGCGCAAGGACATCGTGGACGCGCTGCGACCGTATCTCGAGGATTCTCTCGTCGCGGGAATCGAACTCGGCAAGAGGACGCTCGAGAAGATGGCCGCGCTTCCAGCGACGTTCGACAAGCGTGGCGACGATCTCAAGGCATACGCGCGAACGGCGTCGATCCGGTTCTCAAATCGCGCCGCGGATGCCGTCAATCGGTACACCGCGGTCAAGTTCTCGAAGGTCATCGGCGACGGAGTTGCGAACGGCGAGACGATCCCGCAGATCGCCGAGCGCGTGAAGGTCTGGGCGGTCAAGGACGGCGACGGCGAGCGAGCGACGACGCGACGCGCGATTACGATCGCGAGGACCGAAGCGCAACGCGCGAGCCGAAGCGCCGAGGTCGAGGCGTGGAAGTCATCCGGTGTCGTCACCGGGAAGACTTGGCTCCTCGCACCCGATCCGTGCGAGTTCTGCGAGGCCGCGTCCGATGCGTTCTCGAAGAACGCTGTCGGACTCGAGGACTCGTTCTATCAGAAAGGCGATCTCCTCTTCGGAACTCCGGACGCGGAAGGAAATCGTCGCGAAATGCTGATGGACTACGAGGACATCGACGGCCCGCCGTTGCATCCAAACTGCCGATGCTCGCTCCAGCCAGTTCTTGACGATGAGTCAGAGGCGATCCTCCGCGAAGCCGAAGCAGAACTCAAGGCCGAGATGGAAGCGATCGACAAGCAGTCGATCCGAGAGAACCGCGAAATCTACGAACGCGCCGAGGCCGAGGCCCGTCGCATCATGGAGGACTGATGAAAGTCGAAGTGAAGCGCAAGGCGCTCATCGCCGAGATGTCGGGAACCGCGAAGGGATTCACCGCGGTCATCACCGCCGAGACGCTCGACCGCGACGGCGAAGTCCTCATCCCGGCAGGCATGAACTCGAAGGAGTTCGAGCAGAATCCCACGCTCTTCTGGAATCACGACTACGCGACTCCGGTCGGCACGACCGTCGACCTCAAGCGTCGAGAGCGTGACATAGTTGGCGAGTTCGTCTTCGCGAAGCGGCCGGACGGATACTCCGGGGAGTTCTTCCCCGAGGTTGCGGCGAGTCTCGTCGGGCAGGGCATCGTCCGCGCCGTCTCGGTTGGATACGTTCCCGAGGCTGGCGGTGTCCGTCGCGCGACCGACGTCGACAAGAAAAAGTACGGCGACGAGGTGCAGACGATCTTCTCGCGCTGGAAGTTGCTCGAGGTGTCGCTCGCTCCATTGCAGGCGAATCCCGAGGCGCTCATCACGGCCGTCAAGAAGGGCATCTGCTCGCCGGCCGCGGCTCGGAAGTGGTTCGGAGTCGAGGCTCCGAAGCGCACCGTCGTCTCGGTGAGCATTCCCGCGGCCTCATCCACGTCGGCCGCTCGGTCGATCAAGGTATCCGAGGCCGTCGATCGCGAGTTGGCTCGCGCTCGAGGCCGCATCTGGCTCTGATCGTTCGGCAGCGCTACGGCAAGTCGCCTGAAACGCAAGCCTTGCTCGGAAGAGACGGATGTCGCATGAAATCGAAAGGCATGAACATGAAGACGATGAACACCGACCAGTTCAAGACCGCGCTCGAGCGAGCCGGTCGCATCAAGGGCGCTGACGGCGTTGCGATGCAGAAGAAGTTGCTCCTCGAGAACTACATGATCACCGACATGGAAGGCATGGCGGTCGATCCTGAGAACCTTGACGTGACGATCTCGGCTGGCGTCGAGAACGACATGATGAAGGAAGAGGACAAGGAGACGATGGCCAAGACCATCCGCCGCGAGATCGCTGCTCGCATGGACTCGATGCCGCGCGGCCTCTCGGCCGTCGCGAACGTCGACGAGAAGCCGTGGGAACGCGCTCCGGTCTACTCGGTCGGCCGCAAGGCGTTCACCTCGAAGGAGATGGCGTGGAAGTTCGGCACGTGGTGCCTTGCGACTCTTGGCCACAAGAAGTCCCTCGACTACTGCAAGAACCTCGGCATCCAGGTGAAGGCGCACACCGAAGGCGTCAACACGCAAGGCGGATTCCTTGTTCCCGACGAGATGTCGGCGGAACTCGTGACGCTGCGCGAGCAGTACGGCGTCTTCCGTCGCAACGCGAAAATCTACCGCATGGCTTCGGATACGCTCCGAATCCCGCGCAAGAACACGGGACTCACCGCCTACTGGGTCGGCGAGGCGATCGCGGCAACCGAGTCGACGATGGGCTTCGACAACGTGCAACTCGTCGCCAAGAAGTTGACGGCGCTTGCGACGATCTCGAACGAACTCCTTGAGGATTCGGTCATCGACCTCGCTTCGGATGTCGCGAACGAGATCGCGTACCAGTTCGCGTTCAAGGAAGACGACGCCGGATTCAACGGCGACGGCACCTCGACCTACGGTGGCGTGGTCGGCCTCTCTTCGGCTCTGAGCGATGCGACCTACCAGATCAGCGACGGAGCGGCGACCGCGTACTCCGGAGTGACGATCGCTGAACTCTCGGCAGGCTTTGCGAAGTTGCCGAACTGGGCGTATCAGCGAAACAACGTCAAGGTCTACTGCCCGAAGGCCGCCTATCACGGTGTCTTCGAGCGTCTCGCATTGACCGCAGGCGGTGCGACCGCTGCTGAAGTCTCTGGCGGAATCCGCGAGCCACGATTCGCAGGCTATCCGGTCGAGTTCACGCAGGCCATCACCGCAACGCAGTCGGGAGGTGCGACCTTCGCCTACATCGGCGACCTCGCACAAGCCTGCTACCTCGGCGATCGTCGTGCCACCTCGATCGCATTCTCCGACTCGGCGCTGAATGCGTTCGAGCAGGACGAGCGCGTTGTTCGTGGCACCGAGCGCGTCGACATCGTTTGCGCGAACGTCGGATCTTCCTCTGCCTCTGGCGCTGTCATCAAGTTGACTCTCTGATCCGAAGGAGGATCTCACTATGCGAGCAAACTACAAGCAAGTCTGCGCGACCGTCGGCGTTACGGCCATCACGGCGCTGATGACTGCCGAGTTCGACACGGCTGGCTTCTCCTATGCGTCGATCTCTCTCTTCGAGGGAACCTCTCCCACGACGAACAGCCTTGGCACCGTCCTTACAAATCACGCGCTCCAGCACAGCGATACGAGTGGCTCTGGACACGCGGCGATTTCTGGATTCACCGCCGGAACCGACTGGACACCAAGTTCGGCCGCGACTCTGACGAACAACGCAAAGATCATCTACAACGTCGATCTCCGAGGGAAGAAGCGCTACCTAAAGGTGACCGCTGTTGGCGGCTCGGTCTTTACGACTGGCGTTCTCGTCTGCACGCTAACCAACCCGGCGGATGGACGAACGTCCGCTGCCGAGATGGGCGCAGCACAGATCGTCACGGGCTGAGATTGAACAGGACGGGGGCCGGAGGAGAGTATCCTCCGGCCCCTCATCCGAAAGGACACCATGAACAGTCTCCAGAACATCAAGATCGTGACGGCGGTCGAAAACGCGGCGGCAACCGTGCTCACCGCGTCGGCAGACACGAAGGGCTTCGGATATGCGCTTGTGATGTACAACGCGACCGTCGCCGGGACCGTCTCGACCGCTTGCAAGGTCGAGCACTCGGACGACAACTCGACATGGGAAGCGATGACTGGACTCGTCGCTGGAACCGACTACACGATCGGTACCGGGTCGGTCGCATCGACACAACCGAAGTTCGTCCTCGGCTTCCCATTGAAGGGACGAAAGCGGTATCTCAAGTTCACCGGAGGAACTGCTTCGGCTCGGCAGACCGTGAACATCTTGCTTTCCGATGGATCGGATGCCGTGTCCTCTGCGACCGAGGCTGGCGTGACGAACATCTTCTTCCGCTGACCAACCTTCTTCTTTCTCCCGGAGCGGTCGCGGCTTGTCCGCGGCCGCTCTATCATTCCGGAGCCGAAAGGCAGGAGACAACATGGAAGAACTGAAGGAAGGCGCGGACATCGGAGACGGGCTTACTCGCATTCCAACCGAGCAGGCGGTCGGATGGCTTCGCGGAATCGCCGCGCAACTGAAGGACGGAGGGACGCTCGCGCTCGAAGTCCCGGACTTCGACGGCGTGCTCGAGGCATACAACGCAGGCGAGCCGGAGACGGAGGCGCTGCTCCTCGGTGACACGGAGAAGAGCGGAGCGAGGTCTATCTGGAACCGCGAGAAGTTGTCCAGGACGCTCAATCTCGCAGGCTTCGAGATCATCGGAGGAACTTCCGGATGGTCGTGGAACAAGACGACGAAGCGCATCTCGGTCACGGCGCGGAAGTACGCGCGACCGGCTCCTCCGCGTCCGCTGAACCAGATTCACGCGATCATGTCCCTCCCGCGCGTCTGCTGGACGGACACGCAAGGCGTTCTCCATCAAGCGTCGGCCGTGCTCGGAATCGACGTTTCGCGTGCGACGGGTGTCTTCTGGGGTCAATGTCTCGAGCGACTGATCGACAAACTGATCGACGCGGAAGGCGTGAAGTACATCCTCACCGTGGACTATGACTCGATCTTCGATCCCGAGGACATCGTTCGCCTCTGGCAAGTCATGGAGACCAACCCGGATGTCGCTGCTCTTTGTCCACTCCAGATCGGACGCGACAAGGAACTCCCGCTCTTCTCGATCAAGTCGAGGGACGGAAGTCTCAAGGCATCATTCTCCGAGGACAATCTCTACACCGACGCGCTCGACATGAACACCGGGCATTTCGGCTTGACGCTCCTCCGCGTCGAGGCGCTTCGCGATCTCAAGCGTCCGCTCTTCCTCGGCGTTCCGAACGCGGAAGGCCGCTGGGAGGACGGAAGAATCGACGACGACATCTTCTTCTGGAACCGTCTATCCGAGGCCGGCCGGCGGATCTGCCTCTGTCCGCGCGTTCGGATCGGACACCTTCAGAATATCGTCACTTGGCCGGGTGAGGATCTTCGGTCGATTCACCAGTACCTCACCGACTTCCATGCAAACGGGAGGCCGCGTCAATGCATGACCTTCTAGTCATCCTGCGGAACTGCGCGATCCACGAGCCGGGAATCGGACGACGCGATCTCCGACCGGGGACGATCATCAACGCCAACGAGGCCGTCGCAAAGGCGCTGGTATCGAAGGGCTACGCTCGGCACGTCGTCGAGCCTGCTCCGCTCTTCGTGGATTCGACTCGACCGCCTGAGAAGCCGAAGAAGAAGGCGAGGGAACCGCATGGCGATCTCGACTAACTCTCTCGTCTCGCTCGCGACGCTGAAGGCGTTCCTCGGCATTACGTCGACGACGGACGACACCGTTCTCGAGTACTCGATCGACCGCGCGAGCGCGATGATCCAGCGCTACTGCGCCCGGAACTTCGTCTCGCAGCGGTACTACGAGTGGCACGACACCTACGGCGCGGATCGTGTCGCGCTTCGACACAACCCGGTCGAGAACGTGCGCTTTGTCGGGGCCGGCGGCGACAACGTGATATCCGTCGACTCAACGATCTCGACGGACATCGCCTGCACGATCTCCGTCAACGACACGCACGTCCACCTATTCCGTGCCGCGTCGAACGGGCAGGAGTCCTCGACGACGCTGACGTTCGCTTCGCATGACTCGACCTCGGAGATGGCGGCGCAGATCAACTCGACGACCGGATTCTCGGCGTCCGCGCTCCTGAACGTGAAGACCGCGTACCTCCGCAAGATCGCGGGACGCGACCTCAAGCAGCAGACTGCGCTCCTCGAGGCACCGACCGAAGGCCTGACGGACTACACGATCGACTACGATCGCGGGATCATCTACGGCGACACGCTGCGTCGCTATCAAGGCTTTCTCGTCGACTACTCTGGCGGATATACGTCCGTCCCGTATGACATCGAGCAGGCCGCGACGTCGATCGCGACGCGGCTCTATCGCGGCCGGCAGCGCGATCCTGGAGTCTCGAGCGAATCGCTCGGCGGCTACTCCTACTCGCTCCGCGCTGGATCGGAGATCGACGCTGAGATGAAGTCGCTCCTCGACGGCTACCGGAGGCTCCGGTGAGCATCGACGCGCTCATCTCGCGATTCGGCATCGAGTTGTACATATACGCTCCGGTCTACTCGACCGGAACCGAAGGCTCCGTCATCCGGACATTCGGGAGACTCGTCACGAAACGAGGATTCGTGCAGCCGTCCTCGCAGTCCGAGCCTTTCGCGCAGGGACGGCAGGAGGGAAGGACTATCGTTCAGATATTTTTTCCCGCTGGAACATCGGTAGCGATCGACTCTGAGATTTATGACGGCGATCTTCCAGCACAGGTACCTACTAGAAAATGGCGAGTCATCGGCTCGACGAATCCGGGCGAGTTGCAGCAGACGCTTGCGGCTCCGCATCTCAGCATGACGGTCGTCGATGCCGTCGAGGTTGAGCCAGAGGTCGCGCCGGAGATCGGCCTATGAGCGGCGCGAAGTTCCGGAAGGACGCGATCGAGGCGACGATCCGGCTCGGCGTCGTCAAGGGACTCGGATCGACACAGATCGCGGCGAGCAGAATCATTCGCGGAACGCTTTCGCGTCCCGGAACAGGAACGCTCTATCGCGTCTCGCAGGGAAACGCGAAGGGACGAAACCTCCGCGCTCGCGGATATCATCGCGCATCGCTTCCGGGAAACCCGCCAGCCGTGAATACAAACCGCCTGCGTGCGTCGTGGAGCGTCGAGCGCGTCTGGGGAGGCGGAGGCGACTCGATCTCTCAGGTCTACACGCAGTCCGGAGTGTCGATTCTCCGCTTCGGATCGAACGTTCCTTATGCTCGGCTCCTCGAGTTCGGGACGCGACGGATGAAGAAGCGACCATACCTCAAGCCATCGCTCAAGCCGATCGCCGACGTCTCGATCAAACTGATCGCCGTTCAGATCAAGGCCGCGCTCCGGGAGGCGAAATGAGCAAGGCGATCCTCGACGCGATGAAGACGCGACTCTACGCGACGGCAAGCCTCACGGATCTCGTCGGGCAGAAGATATACCTCAACTCCGCGCCGGCGAACCAGACGCTCCCGCTGCTGATCTTCGCGGCGACCGAGGTGCGGACGACGCCGTTCTTCGGCGGACTGACGAAGCACGAACTCGACGTCGAGTTCCAGATTCAGTACGCGACGCCTTCGCCTCTCGACGCTTACAACGTCGCCGACGCGATCTCGACGGCGCTCGCTACGCCGATCTCCGTGACCGGATTCGACGCGGCTCGAGCGACGCGCGTCGCTCGCGGTGTACCCTCATTCAACGACGACGGGTGGACGATGATCGAACGGTGGCGCGTCGTCGCCCACGACATCTAAGGAGCCAAACATGGCAATCGACCGCTATCTCATCGGCAGCGACGGAAACGTCTCCTATACGATCAACGGGTCTGCTCAGAGTCTTTTCAAGGTCACATCTTACGCGGCGACGCTCTCGCGTTTCGCGGCGGACCATACCTCCTTCGGCGACACCGGAAAGCGAATGCGGCTCGGACTGCTCGACCTCCAAGGGACGCTGAACTGCGTCATCGGAGTCAACACGGCTGGACCCGGAACCTCAAGCACGGTCACGACCGCGACTTCTTTGTTTTCATCGTCGCAAGAAGGAACGAATCGTCCACAGTTGACTCTTGCGCTGTATGACGCTGCAAGCACGAACGACGCGAAGATCGTAAGCAACTCGGCCTTCTCGTCGTTTGCGTTCAACTCGAACGCTTCTGGAGAGGCTACTTGCACGGTGAACTTCATGAACGCGGACGGCGCTGCACCCGTCATCACTTGGCTGGTTGAATGAGCGCAGACACGATCGCTCTCTTCTCTCCCGGCTCCTCCGACTGGATCGTCACGCTCCAGACGAAGGACGGCCGTCGAATCACTCGGCGGATCTCGCCGGGAAAGATCGACGAGGAGACTGCGGTGAAGTGCGCTCTCAACTCGAGCGAGGTCACGCTCGCGAATCTTGATTTCTACATGGCGCGACGTGCCGACGACCGATCTCTCGTCGCGAACGGCGAGGAGTTCCTCGCGGCACTTCGCGCGAAGCGGAGATAGAAGAATGGCAGTACATCCGATCAACGTGACGCTCCCGGACGGGCGCGTCGTCACCGCTCGCCCGTTGACCGTCCGCCAGCGCATCGCGCTCACGGCGGATCTCGCCGATGAGCGGTCTAGGATCGCTCGCAAGAACGCCGAGATCGCAGGCGAGCCGAACGTCCTCGCAGCGGTCGAGAAGGCCCGGAGGGAGGCTCTGGTGGCTTCTGCGCTTGTCCTCGACTGCTACACGCTCGCCGGCGCGATGCGCGTCATCGAGGCAGGCTCCGAGTTCGCTGACGCGATCGGCGACGCGCTCGAGCCGAAGGCGCTGACGGAACTCTCGCTCCGGCTCCTCGGCTTCGGACGCGAGGACGAGCGCGAGGCTCCTGCGGGAAAATGACCGCTCCCGCGGCACCGCCGAGGCCGCGGGACTGGCTCGCCGAGGCGCACTTGATCGCGAGGTCCGCACCCGGACTCGGGAATCCGCTCGACCTGACGTGCGCGGAGTTCGATGCACATCTCCTATTCGCGGCGAAGGGCTACGAGTCCAGCGACGCGCGGCCGTCTGATTCTCAGGCGTGGGCGCGTCGATATGTGGAGCAGAGCATCCGATGAACGCTGGCGAAATCACGATCTCAGTCAAGGCCGACTACTCCGCGATGGAGAAGTCACTTGTCGACGCGGAGCAGAAGGCCGCAGCATCGGCCGAGAGCGCTGCGAAGACGTATGACTCGAAGTTCGGCGGATGGCTCGAGCGCTCGCGCGGGTCGATCCTCAAGAAGTTTGAAGGCTTCATCAACCCCGTACAGTTGCTCGATCGCGTCGCGGACTTCGCCGAGACGGCCGGAGAAGAAGGACTCGGAACGGCGCTTGAGAATCTCGTGAAGTCCACGCCGATCATCGGCGCGGCATATCGACTCGGTACCTCGATCGGCTCGGCGCTTGTGAATGCGTTCGGTGGAGAGACTGCCGACCAGATGGAGAAGCGTCTTGCCGAGGAGATCGAGGCAGCGTCAAAGGCGCGAGAAGGCATCCTCCGCGTCGCAGGAGTGAAGGAGCAGGAGGCTCGGGACGCGGCGAAGACAGCGCAGGAGGCTGCGGACATCGAGTTTGAGATCACGATGCGCCGTCTCGAAAGAGAAGGCGACGCGAAGAAGGCGATCTTCGAGCGCGGATTGCGCGACGAGCAGCGGCTCGAACTTGAACTCTCGAACAAACTTGCCGATGCGAACTCCGAAGCACAGAAGGACGCGCTCCGACGCGAGTACGAGGCTCGCATCCAGTTGAACGCGGACGAGACGCGCGACAAGGTGACGAAGCAGGAAGATGCCGACGCGAAGGTCATCGCCGATCGCATGGCGAAAGAGGAGAAGGCGATCGCGGACGCGGCCGAGAAGGAGCGCAAGGAAGCCGAGGCGCTCGCGAAGGAGAAGAAGAAGGCCGAGGATGACGCGGCGAAAGCCGCAGAGAAGGCCGCGGAGGATCGAAAGAAGGCGCTCGAGGACGCATACAACGAGGCGACTCGTCTCGAGGAGGAGCGCGTCACGTCGCAGGCCGCAGGCATCCAAGGCGTAGGGACCGCGCTCGGGACGTTCAAGTTCGACTCGTATCCCGACTCCGACAAGAAGAGAAACGATGAAAGAATGGTTCGAGCGCTTGAGTCGCTGGTATCAACCGGCGGCGGAGGTTTCGCCTAATGGCCGTCGAGTACATTGAGTTGCAGGAGACGCGAGCCTACTCCGAGAGCGGAGGTCGCGTCACCGCTTCGCGCAAGTTCCGTATCTGGGATGACGCGGCGACGATCACGACGCCGAAGGGAGTTCGCGCGACGTTCGGCTCGACGCTTCCCGACGTCGGCGAACTCTTCCCGGAGGAGAAGGTCATCTACTGCACGGCGTACAACATCCGCAGCGTCCCGGATACGCTCGGCGTTTGGGAAGTCGACTTCACGTATGAGAATGCGGAACCCGGAGACAAGTTGCCGCAGGAAGAGGGATACGTCCAAATCACGATCGACTACGCGGCCGAGTTCCGAGATGCGTTCCGAAGCGGCGTGACGATCCCGACGAACGGAACTGCAACGGGCGTCGACTGCGGAGGCACCAAGATCGACAAAGCCGGAGTCCCGATCTCCGTTCTC